GAAGCAGAGTTTATGCTATCAAAATTGATATTGCCACTAAAGGATGTAGAGTTTAAAGTATAGGTACCAATTATTAAAGTATTAGACAGTGTTACGTTGTTTGACGTCTTATCAAAGTTAAAGGTTGAGTATACTTCAGAGAAGTTATTGACTACTTTGACAAAGGCGGTGCGAAGTGGGTCACCTGTACCATCATCTTCTACTGCACCTACGTTAATTAATTTTTGTGACACTTGAATATCCTTAAGATTGATCTACCGAGATGGCACCACTATCGGCAGTATAAATCGACTGATCACTGGTAACAAATAGTGAAGTATTTGGTTTAACTACCTCAAAAAGAATTTTAAACGGATTAGCCTGCTTCTGTACACTGTTGAAAGTTCCAAATAAAGCCATACCGGCAACATGGAACGTATCATATAATACATTCTTATACTCTTCAAGCGTTAAAGCTGCTTTAATCTGATATGAAAAATCCTGATAAAAATAACTATCTTGAATATATTTATCTGAGTTCAGAAAGCCTCTAGTTGAGGTCCAATATCCTTGCTTTTTACCTATACCTATCTTTTCAACTTTACCAGATATCGATGAGCTAGTATCATACTCATTAAGAGTGACTATTAACTGAGCTCCGGAACCTGTTCTACTCTGAACAACAACTCTAGGAGCTTGTAAGTAGTTTGAACCTCTTCTAATCATGATGACACCAGTTATTGTACCGTTTCCATCTACTGTTACATATCCTTCACCCTGATTTGAAGTCTCACCGCCTATAAAACTCAATAGATCTCCATTCTTATAGTTCAAGCCACCATTGATAATAATTGGAGTTGCAAGGCTTTGGAATCTATAAGCTTTTACTATCGAACCTTCGATATATCCTTTTCCCGAATCTAATGCTTCTAACTTTGAAACAACCTGTGAAGACTGAGAAGGTGAACCCTCTATTATACAGTTCTCACCGTTAATTGACTCATCGGGCGAGTTCATGATATCTTCGTATAAGGCAAAGTTTGAAGTCAAAGTAGTAGGTGATACCTTAAAGAAAGCACCCGACGCTATATTTCCGGTATAAGAAGGTGGAGCGTATAACGTAATAGATGTGTCGCTATTAACAGTTCTAATCATATGATATTGGCCAGTAGATGATGTAGAATTAGCTTGTAGATATATGACACTATTATTTGTGAAGTAATTTGTAAATTGTGTTCCAGTACCAGTTACGCTATTGGAAGTAGTATTGAAAGAAACATTAGCAAAGTGAGTTACTGTGTTCTGTGTCGATCTAGTGAAGATATATGGCGTGTTTGAGTAGTTTTGACCTGTCTCAATATTTGTTAAATTAACTGGTGAACCAAAAATCTCAGTAACATATTTTAAAGTACCAGATATTGTAGATCCGGCGTTTGCTGATGGGTTATAACCAAAACCAAAAGCTAAAGAATCTAGATTTACATTGAGATAATCACAGATGATGTCTGAGTTGTATGTTAAAGATTGATTATAACCTAGATCTCCTAAGTTAAATCCTGCTCCTACACCGGTCGTATCACCTTCAGATCGATATAAAAAGATCTTTGAGTTTTGATTAAAACCAAAACCGTTTTGAATTATGTTCAAACCTAATGCGCCAGGAGGTGAACTAGCCGTCTCTGCTACTCTAAAAAGACCATCAATTCCTGTTGTTATTAATTTTCCAGTGTTTACATCTCTGCCAGCAATTTTTACTATATCACCAATATCAAAACCTTGACCACCATTGATAACATTTAAACCTTTAAGAGATCCTGAAACAGTAGGATATTCTTCAACATCAACGCTCTCACCATAAGGAATTATTTTCTCACCTACAGTAAAGTTTCCACCTCTTGGCATTACTCCTGTAATATAGATTATATTAATCTTATTAGAGTTAAAAGACTCTTGCGAATATTTTTCTACTACAGCCGTAGTACCAGATGATAGTCCTACAATAGTTTTACCAATTAAGCTAGTTACGTTTCTATCATAAGCTCCTGCAGAAACTTCTAGATATAGTGGCTCTACCCAAGTACCATCCGATAGTCTTAACATATCGGTAGAAGGTAGATATACGTCTGCATCTTGGTTGTATATTAATCTGAATAAAAGCTTAATACACTGAATTGAACCCTTAGAACGATAAACGTCTAAGATATGCTTTAAAAGATATCTTTTATTGATGATTACATTGAACGGAATGCCATACAAATACTTACGCTGAAAGTGCTCAAGAAATTCTTCTAGCGTATTATCGATGTCTCTATAGTCTAAAAGACTTCTTGATTCATATACAGCGTTACCTTCTTCTTCCATCCACTCATAATATGCTTTTACGAACTGAACAAAATTAGAGCCCTCGTCCCTGTAGAATTGAGGGAACTGATTCTCAACAAAATAAGATATCTTTTTTTCTATCTCAAAATCCATTACGCTTGCTTCTCAATTAAGTTGATAGTTACATCATAAGGATCGATCAATAGTATCTTTGATTTATTAACGATGACGTCTTTATTTGCAGGCATTAACTCTACAGAGATATAGTTACCGTAATTAGAAGTAACTAAGTCTTTTATATAGACCTTTCCAGTCATATAATCAATACTGCCAATGTTTACATTGATGATAGTAAACTTTCCATTTATTATAGAATATACAAGAAGCTTGCCTAGATTATCATCTCTAATATAGCAATACGGCCACTCGACACCATCTGCATCAACATAAGTGAACGCAGACGAAGTTATCATTGGTTCATCAGAAAGAGCGTTTATCTTAGTGTATCCAGGTGACTCAGCTTCATTGTCTGCTGGATTATTAAAATCAATATCAAATGAAGTTGGATAATTTAATAAAGGTGCAATTCTCTTGGATAGAAGAATTTTTGTATTGTTACTGACGATACTAGTGTTTGTGTCATCTATAGTGGCTACAAACTTACTATATCTAAAATCGGTGCCAAACTTTTCAATATTTTTAGATGAAAAGTTTTGAATTTGATCTCTTAGATTACCGATCAATTCGTTAGGTAATTTTGTAGTTAAAGTTTTATCGTATTGTATTTCAGACTCTACTTTAAGGTAGAGGTATTCAGGATCAGCTGTCAAAAGTCTAATAGGTAGAGATACATAATTTTGTAGATATCCAGCAACTGCATTCTTTACAGTCTGAGCGACTATCAATCCAGTTGTAGGCTTTAGTGCTATGATAACTTTACCATACTGCTTAGGCTCTAATGTCTCACCGCCAAAAACACTAACGTCACCAATTTGACCGCCAAACTTATCAAGAATTAAAGAAGTATAGTCGTCACTTGATACGGCACGCTGTTGAGTGGCAAAGTATCTAGGAGCAGCAAATCTAATTGAGTCGATCGTTTCTGGTAAAGATCCAGATGATGAATTAGCTGTAGCTGTTATGACGGATAGAGTCGCCACACCGCCATTTGGGATACCTAAGTCTTGATTACAACCAAATACGCTAATGCCATCAGACGATGGTCCAGAAGCTGCAATATATTCTGCCGTAATTAATGCTAGGTTATTCGGAACTTTACCAAACTTACCGTCACCAAAAATAATTTCATACTTACCATTTTCTGAAACCTGCAAGAAGTAAACTAATGACGCGTCATCAAGGTCAAATAGAGACTCAACTCTATTATAGGGAATTGATGATGTAGAACCATTATCACGGACTAGAACTGTTAAGCTGTCAATATCAATATTTGGATTGCTTATAACAAATCTCTGATTTGAAATATTGTCGTCTTTTATAAAGCTATCAGTGATATAAGTTCCCTGATACAATGGCAAACTGTCGACAGTAAATGTGCTGTTTGCTGAGATATAGCTATGAAGTTGATTTGTTACGAAGTTAAAAGTACCGTTAGCATTTGAACCTGTGAATGAAGTACCTTTAGGGATAATAAATGGAGAGTTTATACCAAGAGTCTGTGTTGTGAACGAAATAGTGGCTACAGATGACTTAGCAGACTTTGGAACATAGTTAAGTTCCTTAGCGTGTGAAACTACAGAGTTATACTTCTGAGCAGAGTCCA